ACCAAGAGCAAGTAGTTAAACTTGCTAAACTTGGTGCTAACAACACAGAGATAGCAGACTTTTTTGATTGTAGTGAAAGTGTTATCCGTAAAAGATTTAACGGATTACTTAAACAAGCAAGAAGTCATCTTAAGATGAGATTAAGACAGGCTATGATTGACAATGCTATTCATAAGGGTAATGTTGTGGCTCAGATTTGGTTATCTAAGAACTATTTAAAAATGTCAGATGCTGGTCCACAAGACGAAGTAGCAGATGAAAATAAAGTATTACCTTGGAACGAGGAAAAGTAATTGAAATTAACTATTCCACAAGCCGCTGTAGCAAACGACAAAAGTCGTTTTAAAGTTCTTGTAGCTGGAAGACGATTCGGAAAGACTCACTTATGTGTAAGAGAGCTATGTAGATTTGCTAGGCATCCAAATAAAAAAGTATTATATTTGGCACCCACCTACGGTATGGCAAGGTCCATCGTCTGGGACGACCTGAAGGCAAGGCTTATAGAATTAAGGTGGTTAAAAAAGAAAAACGAAAACGATTTAAGTATTGAACTTAAAAATGGTAGCCAAATATATCTTAAAGGTACAGAGTCAGCGGACAGAATACGTGGAGGAGGCTATGATGCTGTGATCTTCGATGAATTTTCTGACATTGATAAAAAGGTGTGGACACACATTATTAGACCTGCACTAGCGGATAGAGAAGGAACTGCTATGTTTGTAGGCACACCCAAAGGAACTAGTAATTGGAGTTACGACTTATACACTAATGCTAAATTTGAGAAAGACTGGAACAGTTGGGCATTTACAACTATAGAAGGTGGGCAAGTTACAAAAGAAGAATTAGAATCAGCAAGACAAGAACTAGATGCTAAAATTTATAGACAAGAATTTGAAGCAAGTTTTGAAAGTTTTGATGGTGTTATATACCACAACTGGGATAGAGAAAAACATATAAGTCGTTATAACTTTCCTCTTCCTAGTATTGTACACGTGGGAATTGATTTTAACACAAGCCCAATGAGTGCTATTGTATTTGCTGGACATGGTGCTAATAGTTTATGGGCTATAGATGAACTAGTATTATATAATAGCAACACACATCAAATGGCACAACAAATTAAAAACAAGTTTCCTAAACAAAGAATTATTATATATCCTGATCCCGCGGGACGACAAAGAAAGACAAGTGCTATGGGACAAACAGATATATCAATACTACAAAACGAGGGTTTTATAGTAAAAGTAAGAAAAGGTTCTATTCCAGTTAGGGATAGAATAAATGCTGTAAATAGTTTGCTTATGAATGCTAACAAACAAATAAGATTGTTAGTAGATCCTAAGTGTAAGATGACAGTAAAGGCAATGGAAAAGATGTCATATAAAGAAGGTACTAATGTACCGGACTTAAACAATGACTACAACCATATAAGTGATGCTTTTGGATATGCTATAGAATATCAATATCCAGTAGCTAAAAATAAACAAGCAACACCTCAACCAACTCGCTGGGCAGTAGGGATGGCATAGGGTAAATATAAGGAAAATATATTATGAACGATTATGATTATAATTTAGATAACGGAATGCCAGCCCATTACGAATGGAAAAGAAATATCCATAGATGGAAATATCTTGCTGATTCGTATCAGGGAGGACTGGCATATAAAAATGGTGAGTACTTACAAAAGTACACATTAGAAACAGGAAGTCAATACGACCAAAGGATTGATAGTACTCCATTAGACAATTTGTGTAAAAATGTTGTACACACCTATACGAGCTTTATATTCAATCAACCAATTAAACGAGATATAAGCGGGCTAAATGAACAAACAGTTAGCAAGTTCTTAAAAGATTGTGATTTAGAAGGTCGTAGTTTTGATTCTTTTATGAGAGAGGTTAGTATATACTCAAGTGTATACGGTGCTGTATGGTGTGTAGTAGATAAACCCTCTACACCAGTAGTAACACTAGCAGACCAACAAGCTAAAAACATTCGTCCGTACGTGTCAATGTATAGTCCGGAAAATGTTATTGATTGGAAATATGAGAGACAAGAAAATGGAGTATACCAATTAGCCCAGCTTACTCTATTAGAAGAATCTTATAAAGACCATGCTATTGTAAAAACTTTTTACAGAGATTATGTTGAAGTTAAAAAAATTGAATTTGACGGAACAGGCAAAGAATATTTAATACAAGAGTATGTTAACCCATTAGGTATAGTACCGGCTTTTGTTGCATATACTAGCAGGTCACCAATTAGGTCAATTGGTATTAGTGACATTGATGATATTGCTGACCAACAGAAAGCAATTTATTCAGAGTTAAGTGAAGTAGAACAGCAAATTAGATTATCGGGGCATCCGAGCATTGTAGCTACACCAGGTGTAGAATTAAGTGCAGGAGCGGGAGCGGTAATTACTATGGACGAAAATTTAGATCCGGGCATGAAGCCATATTTGTTACAGGCAGACGGAAGTGGTGTAACAAGTATACTTGATAGTATTAAACAAAAAGTAAGTGCTATTGAAAGAATGGCACACTTAGAAACAGCACGTGGCACAAGAACTGCTATGTCAGGTGTTGCTATGCTCGTTGAAAGTAGAATACTATCCCAAAAGTTAAGTGAAAAAGCAAACAATTTAGCTCATGCAGAAGAACAGTTATGGGGCTTATTTGGCTTATGGGAAGACACCGAATGGACAGGTGAAGTAGTATACCCTGATACATTTGATACTAGAGACCAAACAGTTACTTTACAAAATATTAAACTTGCTAAAGAAGGTGGTATTACTAATCCTAAACTTCTTAAAGCAATGGATAATATGATTGCTGAAGTGTTAATTGAAGATGATGAAGATAGAAAGCAAGTGTTGGAGGCACAGACATTAGAACATAATGTAACGACACCCGCTAACAGGACACAGCATATCCAAGATATGATTATGGAAGGATATACAGATGCTCAGATGTTAGAGTTACATCAGGAAATAACACAAGAAGACATACAAGTAGCAAAGCAGGCACTAGTAGATCAGGACAACTAATATGCTAAATCAATTACAAGTAGAGAGAATCAATGAAAACAATGAACTTAAAATGGAATACTGTATCGCCAACTACTAGAAGACCTTATTGGAATATGTTTAAGACTAAAAGACCAGGCTATTCTAAATATAGGAAAGATGGTGAATATAATACAGTAGCAAATACAGGCATATTTGTTAATAATTTGTGTGAGATTGGTAGTGATATGGGTCGTAGCACAGCTTGGTTAAGCAATATAGCACAGAACATAGATGTGTATGAACAGGACACAGGCTATATTGATATATGTAAGCAACAATGCTATAGGCAACAAAAGAAATACGGGCCAATACGGAATGTTAACTGGCAGGAAGTTGAGGACATAAGTATTAAACAAGTAATAGATACTTTGCCTAAGCAGTATGATGCTATAAAGTTATCAGCTGAAGATATAACACAATACGTACCCAATATGTTACCTAAACTTAAAAATAGTGGATATCTTATTATAGACGAAGTAAATCCGTTATTAAAACACAAAGTAGTAAAAATGTTACAATATGAGCTTAATTTTACATCGTTAAGGTGGGATTCGGTAATAATTGTAGCAAAACATAAATAACAATAGTAGGAGAACTATATGACTGACGAGACTCAGGTAATGGAAAACACATCCAAAGCAGATGCTGAAAAAGTGGTAAATGAGGAAGTTGTTTCAAAAAACTTTACTCAAGAACAATTAGATAAAATTGTTGAAGACAGGCTGAGAAAACAGCGATCAGCTTTAGAAAGAAAATATGCTGGGGTCGATGTAAGCAAATACAATGAACTTGTAGAAGCTGAAGAGACCAAACAAATGGAGGCCAGAAAGGCTAAAGGTCAATTCGAAGAGATTTTGAAAGAAACCGTTAGCAAAAAGGACAGTGAAATTAATGCTATGAAGCAAGAATTACACAAAGTCAAAGTAGATGGTGCCGTTATTAATGCCGCAAGCCAATTCAAAGCAATTAATCCAGAGCAAGTTACAAGATTGTTACAAGATCAAGTTAGATTAAGTGACACGGGACAAGCTGAGGTAGTTGATGTTGAAACTGGACAAGCAAGGTATAATGACAAAGGTGAACCATTAGAGATTTCTGAACTTGTGGAAGACTTTATGAAAGCTAACCCACATTTTGCATCCGCTACTCCCGGAGGTACAGATAGTAGAAGTAATATTACCTCTACTAAAGTGACTGGACTTAATTTATCCGATATGGATATGAATAACCCAGATCACAGAAAAATTTATGGCGAAGCCAAGAGATTGGGGAAACTGTAAATTATTTTAACAACCATAAATCTTAAGGAGATAATAATATGGCTTATGTAAATGAATATGGATCAGGTATTAACCTAGATGCTATGGTGGTTCCTGTTAAAGCGGCAACAGTTTTTGCTGCACATGAAGCTTCCCTATACTTAGGCGGACAATTGGTACCAATGATACAAGTACCAGCTGGTTCGGCTTCAGCACAAGTTCCATTAATGGGTTCTGTAACTGCTACTACTGTAACAGCAAGTGGCGGAGAAACAGATCCAGGCGCGGACTTTGCTTCAACTTTAGCAAGTAACACTAAAAAAACAATCGCTCTAGACCTACATGCGGCGAGAACCGTACTACGGGACCTAGGTGGGATTGACACAGACGATATGGGTAGAATTCTTGGTAATTCTATTGCTACTGCTTTTGATAAAGCGATTACTGACAAAATGGAAGGTTTAACTTTCCAAGCTTCAGCAGGAGCGGCAAACACACTAACAGCAAATGAAATCTCAACTGCTGTAGGTACTATTCGTGGTACTGGCGAAACTGGAGAATTATTTGGAATTATTTCAACTGATGCTTACGGTTCGTTAATGGGTAACATTGGATCAACAGCTTTTGCTGGTGGTGATTTCCAAACTTCAGCTATGAGAAATGGCTATTTCGGAAGTATCGCGGGTGTTCCCCTATTTGTATCGAGCTACCTAAATGATACTACTTGGGGTACAGTTGGTAAAGATCCAGGATGTGTAATCATGTCCAGAGATGCTATCAAAGGTGCTGTACAAGGCGGTGTGAAAGTAGAAGTGGCACGTAGACCCGAAGCGGTTGGCTTCGATATTGTAGCAAGTTTGGCTGCAGGGGTTGAAGTAATTGACTCTACACGTGGTGTATGGATTGGACAATAATTCTTAGGAATTATTAAAGTTTTTTGTGAGGGGTATTTTATCCCTCACATACACTAACAATAGGAGATTACAATGGCATTGTTTACAGAAGCGGATATAGTAGAACTAGTTCCAGATATATTAGAATACGGAATCCAAGACTTTAGTGATGATATTGCTCGTACTGAAGCAGACATTTATCGTTTGCTGAGAATACAGTGGTGGCAACCAGTTGCTAGTCCAGGAACTGTAATGGATAATAGTAAACTAGATCCGGCAGAACTTAAACGAAGTTGTGTTTATCACTGCCTTGCTTACTTTATATTTCCTAAACTATCCAAATTTGAAGTCGACGGCGACAGATTTACAAGTATGATGGATTACTATAAAGCTAGATTTGATGAAGAATTTAATTTAGCAATTAGAGAATTACATTATGATTGGGATGGTTCGGGTACACATGAAGCAGGCGAAGTAGTACACAACGAAAGTAGAAGGTTAGTAAGATAATGAGTATTAGAAATAGTATAGCGGAAAATATAGTAACTGTTTTACAAAATGCTACAGACCCACAGTTTGTATTTGTTAGTAGAGCACCTATTGATCCTGGGCAACTATCTAATGCTCAATATCCTTGTGTTTATGTAGAAACACTCGATGAAACACGAGAAGACGACACAATGGGAGTGTCAAGCAAAAAAACACAAAGACAGTCAATATTGAATGTCGGTGTTAATTGTTATGTTAGAACAAGTATTGAAATGATGGATGTTACACGTAATAATGTAATTGAAAGAGTTGAGGAGGTGCTTGATGCTGATAGAACAAGAGGAGGGGTTGCTTGGGACACACAACTAACAACTGTAACAGTAAGCAATGATGTAGAACCAACTATTGGCTTAGTACAACTTAATATTCAAGTATTATACAAATACACAACAGGAGAAGCATAATGGGAATCAATGGAAACCTACTAAAAGACAAACAGGAATCAAACAAACCTAAAAAAGATTCAGGAGAGGTGAAGTTGAAACCTGTTAAAGAAACAATTAATAAAGAGATAGAGTCTGTTGAAGCAGAATCTAAATCTACAACCTCAGATAAAGGAGACAAATAATGGCGACATTTACAGGAAAATCCGGCAGTCTAAAGATGGCTGATGACACAGGTACATTAAGAGATGTGGCTGAAATCAGAAGTTTTACTTTAGATTCTACAATGGATACAATAGAAACAACGGCTATGGAAGCGGCAAACAATGCTAGAACTTACAAAGCAGGCTTAGAAACATCAACTTTTACTGCTGAAGTACTATATTCAGCACAAGAAATTGGTGGTGGAGCAACTGACATTCCAGCATTATTGCTAGGTTCAGAAACAGTTGGTTTTGAAATGTATCCAAGTGCTGACACAGGTGCTGGTAATACTAAAATTAGCGGAGTTGCTTTAGTAACTGGTTATTCAATTTCATCAAGTTTTGATGATATGGTAACTGCTACTATTTCAGCACAAGTAAGCGGTGCTTTAACTTTTGCGGCACTAACATAATAATGATCCAAGTTCGAGTTAGTTCGCCAGGTAAAACCGTAAGTGAATTGGAAAAAGATATAGAACAATTCATCGATGGATTTACTGACGACTTACTTGACAATTTAAAAAGTAAAAAGCCAGCAAAGCCAGGTACAGGTAAGACACCTTACAAATCTGGTCGAGCTAGTTCGGGCTGGAACAAAAAACAAGATGGTACTGTAGAAAATAGAGTACCATACATAACCCGTTTAGAAAACGGATATAGTAAGAAGCAAGCCCCAAGAGGGTTTGTAAAACAATCGATTAACAAGACTATTAGACAAAGTCAAAGGAGAAACAAATGAGTGTATTAGACAATGCTAAAAAACATTTTAGCGACAAAGCTTCAGGAGAGTTACAAAAGATATCGGTACCGGAATGGGAAACTGATATCTATTTTAAAACAATAAACAGTTTTGCTGTAGAGTCAAAAATTATTGAACTTACACAAAAGAATAAACTTACTGAAGCATTAATAGAAACATTAATTTTAAAGGCCAAAACAGTGGACGGCAAACCAATGTTTACAAGGTTAGATAAGATAGCAATGATGAACGAAGTGGATCCAGCAGTTATTACTAGAGTTGTTAGTGAAATGAATACTACTGCCACTGTAGATTTTGAGGCTGTTGAAAAAAACTAAGAGAGGACAGAGACCTTCAATTGATTATGAGAATAGCAAAAGAGTTACATAAATCGGTAGAAGAAATATTCCAGTTATCTGTCCTAGAAATAAACTTATGGATGGCCTATTTTAAAATGGAAGCGGAGGCAATGAAGAGACATGGCAAGCACAAAAATTGATATTATTGCTAACAATAAAGCCTCAGCGGCTTTAGGAAGAGTAGATAGGCAAATAAAAGGACTTAACAGGTCCACTGCTGGTATAAACACTGGCTTTAATAGAATGAGAAACCTTA